CAGCTGGCTTAATACTATTATCTTCACAATTATAAGCAAGTAGCGCATTATCTGGAATTGGATAACATTCAGCATGGAATGACGCTAATGGATTAAGTTGTGGACATGAACTAGAATCTGTTCGTTTAATATATAATCCAGTACAATCAGCAATTAAGTTTCCATCAGTAAGAGCTTCTGGAGTTGCTGTGCATTCAGACATTGCTGTAATATGTGGTAAATCAGCAACACAAGACACTTTAATATTTGGAGTATCAACTAAGCCCTCAGATAATAGAACTGATGGGTCATCTGGGTCATAAATATCTTTAGCACAAATCTGATTAAATTCAACAGATGAAGTCTTATTTAATTCCTGGTCTGGCCTATATATTGGGTAATTTATTGCTTCAGAAAGGTCATAATATAATGGGTCACTTTCATCACAAGTACATTCATAGCAACTTATTGGAGTAACTGTAAGGGGCTCAGCAGCGGTAGTTGGAGTTATAATATTTCTAGAGAACCAGTTACCATATCTAGTATTAAACTCATAATACTTAGCACCCGGACTAGTTATATCAAATGGCCAACCATTCTCAGTCTCAATTGGAGTTACAGTATCAAATGCATCAGATGAGAAGTATAAACAAGTTACTAAATCTGGGTTACATGCATGAATATATAACTGAGACTCTGGACATGCAACGTTATATACGTACATATCCTTTAATTTATCACCCGGATCAGACCATCTTACAAGATAGTTATTAGAAGCGTTAAGAGCTTCCAAATCCCATTGTACTTTACCATTTGCATATGCAGTTACTCTAAATTCGCCATTTATGAACTTAGGAACTGTAATGTAATAATCATCTGGATCAGTTACAATAGAGCACATCTGACAATGCGTCTTCCAAGTATTATCTAGCCATTGTATTCTAGCACATGTTACTTGAGCATTTGTTATAGTTGAATCTGTAACACACTCACAATTTGCATTTAAGTCACAAATTGTACCAGTATTTGCACAGAAGCTATTGAAGTCACCATTTAATATAACGCCATTTGTAAATTCACCATTTGTAGCGCATACAGTTGTAGCGTTTATGGTATTAAACGTCATTGGACATGTAACTGATAAGCAACAAGTGGTTAGATTATCTATAGATGCAGAACCAAATTGACCATTACATGCATATACACCATTTGCGGTAACATTACCATCTACTCTAGCAGAATCGCCACAAATACAAGTAGCGTTTAATCTTGGAGTATTTACACAATTAGCGCCACATATACAGTCGGCTCTAATTTCTGTAGCTATGATACTACAAATGTCAGCAGTTATCGCGTTTACTTGATTAGCAGTTAAAGTACAAGTAGTAAACGCCTGCTGTATGTCGTCTTTCCACTGGTCGAAATTACCAATGGCGACGTCTATTTCATCTTTATATTGATTTACTAAGCTTACAAGTTCATTATATTGTTCTTGTGTTATTGGTTTGTCATCAATAGACCTAAGCTCAGTATACTGATTTATAGGCTTTAACTGTCGCACTTAATTATTCCTCTTTCTTATCTTCTGTCTGGTCTTCTTTCTTTGTAACCTTGAATGTAGAAATAGCAGTAGCAATTCCATCAAGACCAAGAATACCAGCTAATGATAAGATTACTGGAGATACTAGATCATTTGGAAGACCTAATTTAGTTACTAATACATAAGCAGCACCTACAAGAAGTCCTGATTCTACAAGTTTAACATATTTATTTGCAAAGAACTTATCCATAATTGTAATTCCTCTTTAACTTATTAGATTTATATATAAAGAAAGGCTGCCCATTATTAGGAGCAGCCTTTACCATTATAGGAGAACTATTATAAACTCTAGATTAGAGTGTATAACCAATAACATTAGCTGGAGTTGCAGTATTAAGTAATGCTACACCACCAGTAGCTGGGTTAGTAACAACTAATGAACCGAAGAAGTTCAATGTTACACGTACAGCTGGACCATTTGAAGTTGCAGTACCTGGCTCTGCAGTGATGAAGTCATCAATAAGCAATTTGTAAGGATCATTCTCTTTACCTTTGCTGTTGAAGTCTTCAACATCCTGTTTACCTGGCTGGTTGTTTGCAACGCCGTCTTCTACTGAATCAGCATTTGTATAAGTCCAAAGCTCTACAGCATCCATATCGAGGATATACATCTTGCCCTTTGGACAGAATGGATCATCGATGAAGTTTGATATGCTATTTGTAGAGAATGCAGCAGAAGCTGATGCGAAACCTACAGCAGCATGGCGTTTAGCCTGTTTGCTAGAAGTAGCAGTGAAGTATGTGTTTGTTGACTGAATTTCATCAGAGAATGCAAGGAAGTCGCTATCATTCATAACAACGATTGCAGCTTCATTTGTTAAGCCACGTCTACGACATTTCTGAAGTAATTTCTCTACAGTCTCTTTGATTGTTGAAGCAGCTGAACCATCAACGAAGTTACCAGCAAGACCTTCAACGTTAAGAGAACGTTTAACACCATTGAAGTCAGTAGCAATGAATGTTGGCCATACAGAACCGTTTGGATTACGACCCTCAACGATTGGGAACCATGAATCAAGACCAATTGGAAGTAATGGAGCACCAGAAGCTACAGAGCCATGAAGTGCAAGAATATCACCAGCAACAGTTGTATAAGAACCAGAAGCAGCAACTAAAGTAGCTGTATCACCATCAATAGCAGTAACAGTAACTGTTATAGAAATGTTGTTCTCATCAGCTGAAATAGAAGGTTTAACATCAAGTACAGAACCAACGTCAATCTTCATGATTGCGTCTTCTGGAAGCTGTACAGAAACAGCAGTCGTTGATAATGCGATAGATGCTGGAAGTACAGCAATTTCACCATAACCACGACCATAAGCAGAAGCAGCTAAAGTCTTTCTGAATGCTTCAGTAGCAGCAAATGCTTTGTTACCAGCTACCTTCATGTAAGCACCACGTTTAGAAAGAGATGCCTGAACTTCTTTAGCATTATAAGTGAATACAGAGAATAACTGTCCTGGAACAACAACGAACTCAGCGTTCTTTACGTTCTGAGCTGATACTTTCTCAGCTTCAAGGAAGTCACCTGCAACAGCGCCACCACGTGAGTAGAGAGCAGCGAATCTCTGTTCTTTACCTTCTACACGTGTTCTCTTAATTTGTTTAAGTAAAGGCGAGTTTCTAAATAACAAATTCTCAACACCGTCTTTGTAGTAGGTCTTAAGAATTGCTACAATCGCCTGGTCAGAAGTAATACCTGCCATAAATATAATTCCTTATTCAGTATCGACCCTGTTTCCGGTCAAATTGTTATATTTCATAAACAATCAACAGATGATGGCTTTCACATCACCATCTTAAACTGTTTACTATTTATTAGATTTATTTCGCTTCTAACGAATCAAACTCTGCTTGTAACCAGTCTGGTCTCTTATAGTTTATGCCAGCCTTTCTAGCATTAGTTTGCATTTCAGCTTCAGCGTCCTTTAATGCATTATAATACGTTGATGGCTTCTCCCTACCTGGAGTCATATATTTCTTTCGCCATCCAGCAATATTATTCTTTGTTGTGTTTACAGATTTGTCATAATTTGCGGCTGCTTTCTCTGGATTAGAGAATAAACCAGCGCCACCAATCTGAATACCACCAGAGAATGGAGTTATTGACTTAAGATAATCCATTACGTATTCCTGTGTTGACTTTCCTTCAGCTGCAGCTTCTCTCTCAAGCTCAACACCACCTTGAGCAACTATTGTAGCAGCAATATCAGAAAGCTTAATATCAGCACCAGCGTACTTAGCAGTCATTGCATTAGCAGCACCTTTAGCCCACCAAGGAGTGTCTGGATTACTTGCCAAATCTTGCATAACACGTGATGGAATAAGCTGTTTATTTGCTTTCTCAATCTCAAGGTCAGATTTCTTAGCGGCTCTCTGTTCTTTAGAACCCTCAACATTTGACTGTTCAGCACCAAGAGCACTTTCAGCCATACCTTTATTTCTCTGTTCCCAAAGACTCTGGTCTCTCTCATTATTTACAGAGCCACCAGAGTATGCTGCAGCAACATTACCCATGTCACGGCCAAGATTCCGTGTGAAGTTAGATAATGTGTCAGCAATTAAATAATCTCTGGAGCTCTTATCTAAATCACCAGCTAAGTAAGCATCTTGAATACTTCTTAACTTATAAGACTGATTCTTTGACTGACTATCATCATAATCTGTTCCCTTAATAGCGTCTTTATATTGCGCATTATCTGGAATATGGCCTCTTAAATCAGCCTTAGAAATGCCTTGTTCATTAAGGTTATTTATATAATCTTTAGAATTCTGTTGAGCAAGTAAATCTTCTGCAGTAACTTCTTTCTTAGGAGTACTATTAGCTTGTGATCTAGCAGCTTGGCGAGCTTTATATGCTTCTTGGCCTTTAGGTCCTAATGTATTTACATCAATACCATTATCTATAAGCCAGTCAAAGTCAGCGTCAGTAGCATTGCCAGCATTTATTCTTGCTCTAATTTCTTGCTCGTTCACGAATTATTTCCTCTTATGACTTTCTTTATAATCTTCTAGTTCTTTAGTAAATTTAGAAAGTTCGTCTTCATCTGTAGACTCTTCTGTAGCTTCTTTAGCTTCTTCGTCTGATATTCCACATTTACCGTCTCTGCCACCTGATGTATGAGGCGAACCTTTCCAGCTATCTTTCATCTTGTCAGCACGCTTATTATTCATTTCAATTGGCTGAGAAGCATCAACTGTCTTGCAGTTCTCATCAGACTTCAAAGTGTGTGTTTCAACTTCATCCTCAGAAATTTCACCATCACCATCTTTGTCTTCTGTTTCAATATGAGTTTCTGTTACTTCCGGCTCAGCTTCGCCTTCTTTAACTTCAGTAGCAATTTCCTCTGCTGCAGTCTCTTTCTCTTCTTCAGAAGCATCTGGCCAAAGTCTTTCAATAACTTTCTTTATGTTATCCTCAAGAGCATTTGCATACTCATCATCAGTAATATCACTATAATCTTTATGATACTCATCATAAGACGCGTTCATAAGATCAAAGTCATCACCATTTGCTCTCTTGAGCTTCTCTTCATAAGGCTTAAATCTTTCACCAAACTTCTTACTCCACTCTCCTCTGTCAAATTTATCTTGAGCAGATTCCCATGAATCAAGAAGTTTATCCATTGCTTCCATAATTTCTTCAGAAGTTCGTTTCATTATTATAAATTCCTCTTATTCTATTAGATTTATTGTGGCATATTATTCTGCAATCCATTCTGAACTGCACCATTTATTGCTGTGTTTATCTGACCATTTGGATCAGCCATATCAGCACTTAATTCCTGTTGTAATTGACTAACAGCAGCCATTTCTGCAGAAGCCATTGAGTCAACTTCTTTAGCATCACATAGCGAGTAAAGTTTCATAAGCTTAGCAATATCAGCAGCATTTGCTGGATTATTTGCAGCTCTTAAACTTAAACAAGTATTAAGTATCTCTTCTTGTAACATACCAGTTGATAATACATATTCTGGTATATCATAATTATCATGTTCAATGCAGTCGTTAATAACTGCAAGGCATGAATTAAGAGCATTAGTCATTAAGTTATTTGCACCATCAATATCTGGAATAGAAAGTAATGAAGCAATTCTATTCTGAGAAATAAGTCCAGCAGCATATAACTGCTGTATCTGCTGAAGCTTAACTGATGGGTCTCTTGATAACCATTCTGCAACGCTAAACTGTAAGTTCATATGACCAGAAGATTCTACAATATCAGCCCAAGTAATCTGCATACGATATTGAGACTGCGGTAATACTTCAGCTTCTGGAGGGAATAACTTAATACAAGCTCTAGCAATGTCAGCATATAATCGTACAACTTGGTCAAGCTGTGATTCATGTCTAGAATCTTCTATTGCTTCAAGAGTGCTTAAGCCAACACCAGAATTTAATCCGGCTGGTTTCTTTCCAGCTCTTGATAAGTCACTTATACCAATAAGGTCAGCGGCATCTTGTTTGAATTTATCAAGTAATTGTATATACTGTGGGTCTATAAATGCTGGAGTTGCTACAGTTATTGGATTAGTGCCAACAATATTTGGATTTGCTGTATAAGTTATAATTTCACCAGTTCTATTAGAAAGCTTACTAGTCTTAATCGAGCTCTCTTCTGGTACGAAATATGTCATTGCTGGACTTAACTGAGATGCATCCTTAATCTTTACTAATAATGCATTTATCTCTAGTTGTATACCCATTAACATATCAACAGCAGACTGATTATTTGTTCCTTTAATTGGACTCTCATAGAACATAAATACAAATGGCAATATCTCATTGTCATATCTTTGTTCTGAATAATAATCCAATTCTGGTATATATGTTACTTCAATATGTTTGTTTATATCCCAATAGTTGTATTTGGTAACATATCGAAGATTCTCATTATCAACTTTAATATCTAGTAATGCAACTGGAAATTGTGTCTGTTTCCAAGCAACACGTGTCATTGAGCCATAAGAATATTCTCTTGGATCAATAAATACTTGCCAAGGCATTACTCTTCTTATTTCAGCGGTATATTTATCAATAAATACTACGCCTCTATTGAAGATACATGCATCTTTGAATACTTCAGTTATTGTCTTATGTACCTTCTTCTCATCATATATGTTGTCGAAATATACTTGAGCTTGCTTAGCTAACTGATAATCTTTATATGTTCCATTAACAGTAGTAAATACAGCTCTACCTTTCTGAGAAGCAATCTTACTTACTAATGTTGATATACACGAACGTACTATATTCTCTTGTATTGCAATTGTAGTGTCCTCTTCTACTTCGAAGCAGCCATTATTATAGAATCCATTAACTGATTCATCAGTCATAGAATCTAAGTCTAACATTATACTGTTCTCATATAAGAAGTAGTCTCTAAGCCATTTAACTTTAAGACTACCATACATCTGCTCTAATCTGTATATTTCGCTCGTTACAAAGTCTTTATTATTTGCAGTTCTAGCCATTATTCTTCTGTGCTCCTAATGGATTACCACCTTGCATATTTGGTACTTGCTGTTGCATTTGTTGCATAGTCATCATTTGCAATTTAGGCTGTAATACATCTTTCATTGTATTATAGAGATGATTTGGAGATGATTTGAAATCTTGATATGAAGGCATGTCCTGCTTTGTTACTTCAGTCTGACCTATAAGCATTTCTTAATTCCTATAATTGATTAGATTTATAATTCTCAATAATCTCGTTTATCTCTGCAATTTGCTTGCCAGAACATTCTTTAAGTGGAATATCATTATAAGTAAAGTGTCTAAAGTTTGTGGTTATATTATGCTCTTTAAGATAATTGGTATCAATTTGTCTCAATTCAGCTTCAAGTCTTTCAATAACAGCATTCTGTAATGAAGCAGCTTTACCACCAGCTAACATTCCAGCTTCTGGTTGTCTCTTTAAGAAGTCACCAGGTAATTTCTGAGCAACAACATCAATATTGCCACCATTACCAGAATTCATACCACCACCCATTGCATGTTTACTATTATCAGCAAAGTGTGGTTTACTTCCAGTCATTGATAAGCTACCCTTAGTTCCAGTACTCATTGAATTACCAGAACTTCCTGCGTCTCTTATTGCTTCTCTATCTTGTATATCTCTATTACCACCACCAATTGAAGTAGCGCTAATACTACCAGAATGCATTCCAGCCATTGGAGTTCTACCAATATGATTACTTGAACCACTAGTAGAAGTTCTAAACTTATCACCAGTTCCTTCAGAAGACGCTAAATGGAAATTTGCACCACCACCAAACTCTGGCATTGTAAATTGTTTACTATTCTTAACACCATCAGCTTTGTCAGCTTGCTCTTCTTCCTCTTCTTCTATTGAGTCATCAATATTATTGTCATTATTGTCTACAGTTTCTGGCTTTAATTCTAACGCATTATCAGCATAAGGCAAATCAGATGATTGCTGCCAGTCGTCCATATTTGCTTCTGATTGAATACTTGGATCAGAAATTGTAGCATCTGGATCTGGAGCATTATCAATAACATCTGGATTTGGAATATCACTAATGCCTTCATTGTTTACTACATCTGGAGTAGGTTCTGGAGTAGGTTTAGGTACATCAGCATATTGGCTTAAGTCTGGCGGAACAGAAGTTTCATCATAACCTGGAGTTCCAGCTAAATAGTCGTCTCTACTATCAACTAATGTAGCATCATTTCTACCTTCATCCGCTATAATAGGAACTGAATTTCCAACAGCTTCTGGATAATATTCATCGAGATAAGCTAATAAATCATCAGTAGATGCGAAATCATCTGATAATCTCTCAGCTGTTTCTTCTGCAGCTTGATTATTTACTTCGTCATTTCTAGCATCACTATCATCTGTGATTTGTCTTGCTTCTTCAGCAATAGGCGAATTTGGTAATGCTTCTTGTACAGCTTCTGGATTTGATTCTGTGATTTGTTCAAGATTATTTGCATCTAATGGCCTCTCTTCAGATGGCTTAGGAATATTTCCATCTCTAGAATATAACATACCAGCGCCTAACATTCCTTTAGGCTTTGCTGATTCTAATACTTCAGTTCCCGGTTTAGTTGGGCGTGTTCTTGAAGCTAATGCATTATCCATCTCTGATAATGTAGCATCACCAACAGCTCTATCTTTGCCACCATTCCAGTTTGCTCTTTCTTCATTAGAAATATTTAATCCTAATGGGTCAGGCTCACTTCCTGGTATAGTCTTACGAAGAGCTTTATCAATGTTTGCATTATTTACTTCATCATCACGTTTATCGTCATTATATACTATTTGCTGCGCTTCTTTAGCAATTTCTGGAGATGGTGAATCAACAAACTCTTCTGGATTTGATTCAATTGCTTCTTCAACTTGAACAGAGTCCTTACCCTCTAACTTATGCTTTACTGAATTTAATGCGGCATCATAGTTCTTAAGTTTATCTTTACGTGATAAAGGTGCATAACCATTATCATTTCTAGCAACAAATCCAAAGTCGGCATTTCCTTCATTTACTGGAGCATAATCTGACTGTACCATAGACTCTTTATTATTCTGTAAATAATCATACCACGTTTCATCGCCCATCTTACCATAATTGTTATTATTGAGCTTACGGTTACTTCTTACTTTACCGTCTGGGTCTCTTATGAACTGTGAGAAATCATATTCCATATTTAGCATTTCTCCTTAGTATTCTCGTCAGAGTAATAATCTTCAGCTGTGTCTTTATTTCTCTTTAGATATTCCCTATACGCGTTTGCAATCATGTTACTAGTATAGGCAGAATCATAGTTACTTATATTTCTGTATGCGCTACCAAGTCTAGATAAGTCTTCCCTATTAAAGTCTGGGTCTCTCCAAAGTAGTCTATCCAATGTATTGGCTCTAGATACACCAGAGTATTCGCCATCTTTCATAGGCTGCTCACCTTCATGTATAGCATAGTTTGGATTATTCAATGCTTCGAATACTTCGTGTCCAGCTTTATTATAATCATTAAGCCACTGAGACCTCTTAGCGTCATTATATCTCTTCTGCTCTGTATTCCATTCTGGTATTTCAGTTACATCTTCCCAACCGTGTCTTACAAAGTTATCCATTACCTTATTATTCACTTCAGCATCTTTACCACCATCAATAGCTTGAGTTGCTTCTTGCTGAATAGGTGAACCTTGCGGTAATTGCTGAGCAGCTTTAGATGGATTTGCTTCAATAGCACTCTCTGCTTCTTTACATCTCTCGTCAGAAGTTATCTTATTATTCTCTAGTTCATCTAACTCTTTGCGCATTGATGCAATACCAGCCATAACTGATTCAAGTAACTTCTGCTTATCTAGCTGTTTATATCCAGATTTCTGGTCAGTTGATACAACATTATCAAATGCTGTTCCTTCAAGACTCTGTGCAGTTACGCCAACATGTTTATCAGAATCAAGTCCAGTTTCTGGTTTATACTTATACTCAATACTCTCAATTTGTCTAAGAGCATCATCAACATCAGCCTTAGGAAGACCAGCTTTATTATTATATTCCTTAGCTCTTTCATCTGACATGATATTATTATAAGCAGATATTGCATTACCAGCTGTATTAAGTCCAGCTTGCTGCATTGCAGTGTCTCTCTTATAGTTAATACCAGCTTGATTAAGCATATTCTGAGCTGCAGCTGTATCCTTATTATACTGAGCGTTAATTGTAGTTGCTTTATTTCTAGACCCAGTATTATATCCTTGATTAAATGAATTATTAGCCGCTACATTTCTTTGTTTATTTAATGCATTGGCCATTATACTATTTGTATTTCCTGTATTTGCATTAGCAGCTGCATTCTGTGATAAAGCATTAGAAACTCTAGCCATTTCACTTCCACTTTGAGTCATAGCCTCATTAGCTTCTTTGCCACTATACTTATCTGCTGCTTTACTTAGTGTATCTGCGTATTTCTGATATTCTTGAGCGTTCTTCATTGCATTCTTATATGAGGTTATTCCACCATATGTGGCACCTGCAACAGTACCAGCAATAGCTCCTATTATTACATTCCAAGCCATATTATCTCAGATTCCTCTATCTTATTAGATTTCAACTCTTGTAAATGAGTAGTCCTTAAATGTCAAGCAGTGAATGCCACCACCTTCTCCACTCCACCAGAAGTCTCCTGAAGGATATGATACTGAGCCATTTGGTTTACCTCTAAATGCGCAGCAATACATTCTTGGACATTCTGTACTATTTATGAAGCAGCATCCATTAAGTTCAAGTCCAATATAAGATGCATATGCATCGTCATTATCATACATACACATGCCAGTCATAGCTGGGAAACAAATGTTTGCATCATAGAAGCCGTTTGGGCTTAATGTTCCACTAAATGTTGTAGCACAAGTAGTATAAACATTGTTACCGTTATTTGCCTTAGTTGTAACAGAACCACTGTAAGTATGAGCAGTTGTGAAGCAGTTTGCATAAATAGTAGCGTCAATGGAACCATCTCCAGAACCACCATCAACAGAACATATGTAGTTACAGCCATCTCCATTTACTTCTGAATGATATGTGAAGCCACAGCCTACTGCTGGTATAGTTGATGTATTGATATAGAAGTAAGCATTCTGTTCAGTGAAGTTGAGTGCTAAGTAGCCATCATTTAATGTCCAGTTATTATAGCATCCACTATATGGACCACATATAGTAATGATAGCATTATCTGGGATGCTGATGCTGTTACAGCCAGTTCCAGAAGTTGACATTATCTGAGTGCCGTTAGCATAAATGCATAATGTTTCAGTTGATGCTCTACGTTTACAAATGAAGTCTGACGTAATAAGCAAGTCTGTATTCTCTGGATATTCAGTTGTACTGTATGTTGAACCCCCAATGTTAACACACATCTTGCCATTTGTGTTATTAGCAAGTTTAACGTATTCAGCGTTGCCATTTATGTTAACGCCAATATAATGGCCACCTGGCTGTATAGTTGTAGTCTTAACGCAAGAAGTAGCTCCTGACTTATTGAAATATATGTATGACATTTCTTATCTCCTAACTCCAGAATGCATGACAAACGCGGGGCGCTGCGAAGTTCTGCCATCCCTTAGCTGCACCACCACCACCGTTTGTACCAGCAGTAGCTCTAACACAACCTGTTGCAGTTCCGTTTCCATACAAGCACTGACCAGAGAAACCACCTGAGATAGTTGGGTACCAAGTAGTTGAACCGTCTGACCACCTTCCACCTGTAACTGATGAGCTGATGTTGAAGTTCATAACGTAGCAGCAGTGACTTGTATTAACATTGAATGAACCATAGCTTATATCCCACTCAGGAGTTGTATAACTAATGCAGCTAGGCCAGCACATATAACCAGTTCCAGTTAAGTTATAGCTTGCTCCACCAGTTGTACTGAATGAAGAACCAGCATTTAAGTGTGCACAAGCATATCCCTTACAGTTTACAGCACCAGCTCTAACAGTTACAGCAGATGGCACAGAGCCGCCAACATAAACTCTTGCTTGAGGAAGTGGTGTACATTTAAGCCAACCAATACAATAGTCTGACTCTGGGTCACAGTAAGTAATGCAAGAATAAGCTGGTACATTTGTCATATTGCAGCAGTTGCACTGTTGAAGACATCCTATAGTTAATGTACCTGATGTTCTGTTTAAGTTGTATGAAACATAGTCAGTCCAGCATTTAGGAGGAATGTTTGAAACGCCACCAGAAGGAGAGAAGCAAGTAGTACAATAAGAGCAAGAAGCTGACCAGTAACATGAGTCTTGAACATTTATAACGTATCTAACATATGAGTCAGTGCAGCCTTGTTCAACTCTCTCATTTGCATTATCCCAAACTCTCTTAGTCTCTGACCAACAGTTTGTAGTTGACCGGTCTATCAAGCACTGTAATATTTCGTCTATAGTCAAACTTGTTCCAGTTTGGTTCTTACTGTTATAAGTTACAGTTGCTGTAGCAGCAGAAGTAAATGTTGGGTTAAGTCCAATGATAAATGTCTTATTACAAGTACCATCACATGCTTCATACTGAATAGTTGTATTGAAGTTGTAAGAGCAGCAATATTCAACATTTGTTGCATTTATACGAATAGCACCAACGTGAGGTGCTGGTGGTTGACCAACGGAGTATGTTACGCCATTATATTGTATATGAGGCTTACCAGAGCCTAGAGTAGTTGATAATGCTACATACTGTGTTATTCCATTTGGATCAACAAATGCTAATGATGGATGAGTTTGCTGTGTCGTTGATATTGGAATACAGCAGCTTGTACCGTTTGGTGAAATATAGTTTATTGAAGCCATTTAGTTCTCCTTCTTTAATTCACTAAGCTTCTTATACAATTCTCTGAATTCTTTAATTGCTTCATTTAGTTTATTATCATCAATTCCATCAGAAGGTGCTTCTTTAGCATTCTCATCAGAAATTGTAGCGCCCATACTCATACCAGCAGCGCCACCTTGTAAAGCGCCACTTAGACCAGCATATTTAGCAGCACTCTGCATATTTCCAGCCTGTTGCATTGCAGCTCCAATTTGTCCTTGTTTCTCAAGCCAGTCAGCCTGAGTCATAGCATTCTGAGATGATAAGTTATTAGCATTAGATGCAACTGTGTTTCCATATGTAGAAGCATCACCAATAGCATTTGCTCTAGCTTGAGTAAGTCCAGCATTCTTAGCCGCTTTAGCTTGAGCCTGTGCTGTTTGTGTCTGATTCTGAGTAGAAAGAGCTGCAGCATTACCATTTGCAGAGTCTATTTGTTGAGTATTATCTAGAGTCTTATTATTAGCATCTTGCTGTTGTTTGAGAGCTAATAGCTGCATTGCTTTATCATTATAGTCTTTACCCATCATTGATGATAACTTATCACCATATCCCTGAACAGCTCTTGCAGCATTTGGTCCTAATAAATCAAATTTGCTACTAATTCCAGCTTTATCCATTGCTTTACCAACTGGATTTAATGCTGTACCAATAGCATTTCCAGCTGTAGAACCAAATCTCTTAGTTACAGCATCTTCTATAGCGCCAGTTGGATTTAATACCTTACCTAATGTAGATTTAGCTTCTGGGTCTTTACCAGTTAAACCTTTAGTAGCTAACCTTTGTAAGTCACTAACGCCATAGCCAGCAGCTCCAAGTAATCCTAAAGCTTTGGCTTTATCTTCATTACTCATGTTATTTAGAGTATCTAGGCTAGACTTAGTAGTTTGTATTTCTGCTGCTCTCTTTAATACTTCAAATAAATTCATATTCTAATTACCTATAAATATTCTTAATTCTAGTATAACTTCCAGCTTGGCTTAGACTATCCATAAATCTGTTATAATAAGCTTTATATAAGTTATCTAATGAGCCAGTATCTGCATTCTGTTTCATAGCATAACTAAGCGCTAAATCTGCAGCTAATACTTCAAATAAGAGCTCATTTGGGAAATTTAAGTCAGTGTCTGGAATACCACTATATAATGTTAAATCATTACCATTTGTTCCAATTATACCATATTTAACTGGTAATAGTCTCTTTGCAGTTGGTAATTGTAATTCTTCTAGCCATAATGTATTATCATCTCTTATAAGGTATAAGTTACCATTATAGAAGAATGCTTTATAACTATCAAAGTCTGGTGATGGGAATGGTAAATAGTTTGCATTTGCTTCTGCAGTTGTCATTTCAACCTTAAATAGCTCAGTCTTATCAGCTTCAATTATCCAATAGTTCTTATTAAGCACAGAATCATACGACGTTGATAATGTTCTTTCACTATCAATAATCATAAGAGGACGATCTTTAGTTGTTCTTACTAAATCACCAAAGAAATTATAAATCACGTATTCTGTATCAGCTTCATTCCAAATTGCGTAATTTAGATTATAATATGCATCGTATAATACAGCTGGATTTACTAAATTGTCAATCTCAGTTAACAAATTACCTTTGAAATTGATAACTTTGATCTTATAATCGCCAGCATTCTCAAATAATGCAAGAACATGGCCATTTCCTAAATAGTATTTAGCTGTATAGTCTTCTACTTCTGGTAAAGTTAGTGTTGCTATTGTTTCTTTAGTCAATAAATTGTAAACTGTGCCATCATCTAACAATATTGAATTACTAGCAGTTGATATTACTTCGCCATCTAAGTCTTCAATATCAATCGGCTTATTTGGAAATGATAAATATAAAGGTTTCACCCAGTATGTGAGTACTAAGTTATTTCCAGAATATCCATATAGTCTTATTCGGTTATTCACAATATCATATGTACCCGAATTTATTGATTCTGTAGATGCATGTCTAGTAATTTCTCTACCAGACATCTTATCATTTATGCTACAAATCTGATATAAGTCAAATGGAATCTCATATTCCGTATATCCACTATAACCGGACCCACTTCCTAATCTAACTTCTCTTATAAATTGCTTATCGCCTTTATTTATAAGCGCTTGATAAACAGCTTTCCAAGCAGTCTGCAAATATTGTTCATCTTCTTCATAAGAAATATAATCAGAATTTGATATATCAGCTAAATTCTTAGCCTTTCTTACTATTTCACTTGCTTTATAAGTCATTATCTATACATTCCTTATTCTATTAGATTACTATATGCTCTTTCTTGGTCCAGTTGGAGTTCCATAGCCTTGATCAGCAATATGTGGAGTTATACTCTGAACAATAAGAGGCGTCTTTAAATATAATCTTAAGCCTTGTCCCTTAATTAGTTTAGGAGTATACGAAACTAATACGCTATTTGACCAGTTATCATACATATCTGGAGTTATATCTAAGTCTTTCTCTTCACTCTTTACAGTTTCATCAGTTATGCTTCTTACGCCAACTTTAATATAAGACTTATCTTTATTACCAGAAATGTCATATAATGTAATCTGCCACTTATCTATAGTGCAAGTTTGCTTATTTCCAAGTCCATAGAAAGTAGTTTCAATATCAAGAGGTAATGCAGCATAGCCATCTTCTGGATAATACTTAAAGTTGTATGTATTATCGCCATCAATAACATGTGTAACGTCATCATCTGATATTGATATGTTACTTACATTCTTCCAGTCTTCAATTAGGTATTTATTACCTTTATCAGAAATACATAAGAGTCCGACTTTAGTTGATATGAATATTGTCTGTCTTGACTTATCATACCAGTGTATGTTATTGAAGTCATTTAATTCTAGTTCAGATGCGTCCCATAATGTCTCAAGAGAAGCATCACCAGTAAAGCTCTTTATTGTTCTACCAATTGGGTCGAAATAGAATGCAATCTGGCTATTATTACCAATAAACTTCATATTGCCATACTTAATTATCGGGTCTATTTCCGATATTGTATTATCCGTATAAATTATACTACAAATCTTATTGGCGATATTTGCGTAGTATTGTCCTTGTAAACAATAGAAGTCTTCAATATCATCAGTCTCAGTTGCAGCTGAATATAAGAATATTGGAGTATTATTTACATAGTTCAATTTATAAGCAGTATAGTTAGTAACCAACATATCCATATTGCCATTACTCTCTATATACTCAGCGAATATACATGGAGTTAGCTCTACAGTATCCAATGTTGGATAAGAAGTTCCAATAAGATCATATTTCTCATTTCTTGACTGAGTTATATATGGATATAACGTATATTTATAGTCAGCCGATGAGCCGCTTACAACAGAATAATATACATCAATACCTTGATTACCTTTAGAAATTCTTGAATTATAAGCATATGGACTATCAACTATACATCTATATTTAGAAAGTGCTGACCATAATGTAGAAGTAACACCAATACGTGGCATGATATTATAAGCGGCATTAACAGCAGTTGCAGTCATTCTTAAATAATTCAATACGCCACTAGCATCTTGTCCAGCTAAGTATTGAGGAGTAGCAGTACCAAATAATACTCTGTCATTATAGTCTGATGCATAGTGTAACATCATATTCAATTTGCTATCATAACAGTTTAAATAAGAAGTTGTATTTATTAGAATATATCTGTTATCTAATATTGAATACATTTCATATCCAGTTTCTATAGATACCTTCCAATATCTATAGTCTTTATCTCTATATATGAAGCAGTCACTATTTCCTACAATATAGAAGTCTTCATCTAATTCTTGCCAAGGAGTTAGCATTGTTCCCATCATATCAGAAGATAATGAATAAGAAATACCTTGTATAGAAGTAGCACCAGTCTGTGTAGTATTGTATAGAATATTAAATGGAGTATTTGGTAATTGTACTCTAAATCCGCCAGGAGTAAATACAGCTAAGTCTTCATCAGCACCAGTATTAACAGATATTGTAGAAGTTGCAGCACCATAATAGTTATAGCTTGGATCTCTTATAGTTCCCGGATTATATCTTAATTCAGCAGCATTTGTATTTACCCATTCTACATATCTAGAAGCCGTGCTTTCTGATCCAGACGTTCTATTTGATGGATATACGGCTGAGTTATTATTTAGCTTCCATGTTGATATACAAATATTCTGCTCAAATGCAAATGAGTTACTTCTTACAATGTTAGCATTAGAAGTAGAAGATGCAGTGTCAATAGCAGTCCAAGAATAAGAAGTACCAGATATTACTATATCTCTAGCGCTCTCAGTAAATACATATCCATTAGGTATAAGGTATGACCAAGAAGAAGTATTAGTGCTAAATGCAGCAAGACCATACATATGAGAATTGTCCAATATAACAACCGGAGCCGTTGCCCAAGAAACAGTAGTAGTAACATTATAGCTATATGATATTAAATAGTTCTGTCTTCCCCAATAATCAGAACTAATATCTTCTATTTGTTCTGTGTTATCAGCAGCTAACCAAGTCATATGTATTTCATCAAATGTAACATTCGGTATTGCTTCCCAAGACCAGTAATTACTAACCCAAGTTACATATTTAGGATTAACTGTATCTCTAGCGCCATAGCTTAATGTTACCTGTGTCTGTGTAACTTGATCAGTATAAGTAGCACTCATTGTCCAGCTAAGATTAGCATCGCCATAGCTTCTGATATTTGCCTTTCTAGTAATAGTTACTCTCTTATCTGTATATATGTCATAAGTAACGCCACCAACAGTAGTACTATTTCCAGTATTTGTTAATACAACAGTATCTGGAACAATTACTTCTGTACTTAAGTCACCCGCAGTTGAATAATATTTATTTGTATCTGTGTCTTTATATAATGCAACATCGCTACTAGTTCTGGTATTGCTAGTACTTGCATATACGTAGAATTGCTGATTATAAGGAACAACAGCGCTCTGAGATGCGGTCGATGGCCATAAGTCTTTACCAATCTGTTTCAATACTGGGTCTTCTAAACATGTAATAAAGTAAGTAGAGTCAGTATTATAAGAATATCCATATCTAGATATTAAGCTAAATGAATAATAGTCACCAACTTTAGCAATCTGTATAAGTGGAGATGCAGCTAGTTTATTACCATCAGTCCAGAATAATGTATTTGAGAACCATGAAGTAACTGCAGAAGTTCCATTAGTTCTTGCAAAGTGTCTATACCATACAGCATTATTTGTTTCTTCATGAGCAGCAACACCATTATTGCCTAATCTTAAATAATAGTACTTACTTACCGCGCTATCTTCAAAGTATACAACTAATATTGCATAATCATCTACTATTCTAATTCGGCCAGTAATTATAGTTCCTTCAGCAAATAACGGACTAGTTGTATATGTATTTCCATTAAATGCTACAGTTATACTATTATCATCATTAACAACACCAGCAGCTATATAGTTATCAGAAATATCATAATAGTCGAAGTTCTTAATAGTTTCTGTTACGTCTTCCTTAACGAACTTCTTATTTACAACAGCGCCTAATACTTCATCGTTGCGCATGAATAACTTATTAGGAACAGTCTCTTCGTTAATCCAGTATCTATTACCGTCTTTATCGTAATAATTCTTGCTTTCAATCTTATTTACATAAATAGGCTGAATCATACCATTAAGAAATGGTCCATTGATCTTCTTAGCTTCATTAAATGTTGTATCAATATGTGGCCTATCATCCGCTAAATTAAGATTAAGCGGAAATCTCATATTCATCTTCTCAGCTTTATTATTTGCCATTATCGTTTCCTTTACTTTATTAGATATTAGTCCTGGTTATAATCGCCACATGAGTAACCGTCACCACAATCAGAGAAATCACCACATTCACCACATGATGACTCACCACATACTAGATCATTTCCACAGTCTTCATTATATGCACAAGATAAACCATCATCATCGTAGCTACATGTATAGCTACAGTTTCCACAGTCATCATTCCAAGCATAATTACAATCATTGCTACAGTCATTATATGCGTATTCACAGCTACCATTATTAGCAAATCTACATTGTCCACATGAGTCTACAAATGAACAATAGCCGTCATGATTATTAAATGAACAAGTACCCGTAAATGAACAAGTTTCTCCGCCATAAGATGCATGAGCACAATAGCCAGTAAATGTACATGGCTGTTCGCCTGGCTGAGGATTATAATTACAATATCCTTGATATGTACAACCAGCTCCTTGATTTACGTCAGCAGTGCCTTGACCTTCCCAGTTACATTGTCCACATGCGTAATTGCAATTACCCGTAAAGTCACATTCATCATTGTATTCACAATCACCCTCAAAGTGGCAGGGTCCACTAAATGTGCACGAACCACTATAATCACAAGTTGTTCCATCAGAGCTATATAAACAAGTACCAGAACTATACGTACAGTTCTCATCACATGAATTATCATAGAAACAAGACACATTCCAGACGCATCCTTCTTCATACTCGCATTGATTACAACCAACATCATTACAGCTATCATCATAAGTGCATATCGGCTCTGGACTAGTATAGCTACAATAATCGCAATAGTCACAGTAGCCACATTGATTACATTCTGCTTCTACTTCTGTTTCTAGGTCTTCTAGTTCTTCTTCACACTGGTCGATTATCTTCTGTATTGCATCAAGAGTGTTATCGGCGTTAATACCAGCTTCATGCGTGTCATTTCTTATTGTATTAAGGTCATCTTGTACCTGCTTCTTATCTTCAGCTAAGTGTTCTCTTAATTCTCTTATTGTTCTTAATAAGTCGTCAAATTCATTGCTTAAGTCGCCAGTATCCAAATTAAGTTTATTGATTAGTTTCTTGTAATAATCAACAGTGGAAATACTTGATCTATCTAGTGACTTCTTATTATATACGTTTACATATAACATATTGCTTATATCCTTGCAGCTGACTTAAATAATAGTATGAGTGAGTCTAAGCATTCAATAGCCTGATTCAGTTCATCTACGGATTTCTTAACGTTCTCCTTTACTTCATTTAATTCAGTATATCTCTCATTCTGCTCTTCATATTTAAGCTTCAATTCGCCAGCTTCTTTATTCTGCATGATATTGATATTTCTTACTTGTGCATTATAAGAGTCTTTACCTGGTTTACTTATAAGATTCTGACTATAAAGCATTTAATACCTCCGTCTGATTATAATTACGCAATAGCTGATATGCTTGTGATTCTGCCTTATATAATCTGCAGCACTTTACTTCTAGTTCTTCTAGTAATTGAGTAGCTTTAGTAAGATTCTTAATAATGTTATCCAGAGTTCTATTCTGGTTTACTATAGTATTAAGAGTCTTATTTGTATCTTTAATAACGTCCAGAGTCTGATTATATCCAGCAACTTCATGTCCAACGATGCTCTTTAGCGACGTGTTCGTGGTCCTTACGCCTATAAATGTAGGTGTATCATCATATTTATGAATTAGAATCTGTGACATCTTCTTGTTTCCTTATAATCCATCTTGCTTTCTGCGCTTCAGATTGCTTTCTGCGCCATTCATCATATGCAATACATTTGTTCTCCTTTCTAGCATTTGTCTCTGATGCTCTACTTCTAGTAATTGATTCCATCTATAGAAGTATTCACAATTATCTTTCTTATGCATTGCACCACACATATTGCATTCTTTACTTAATTCGTATTTGCAGCCTTTACAGTTATCAGATAACTTATTCTCACTATTTATTACTTTCTCTACTAAGTTACATTCAATATAATTACCGCATGCATTTAAGTGTTCTGATTCTTCGTCAATACCAATCTGATAATTTCTGCATGGATTACCTTTGCTATTGAAGTCCTTTAAGAAGCCATATCTCATACTTTCGCTCTTAATATATTGTGAATAAGGATGATAATATCTGTTATCTATAAGAGGCGTATGCATTATATTGAATAACTTCGCCCAGTCTTGTAAGTAAATATCTAATTCTCTACCAGTAAGAGTTGGGTCATATCCTTCATACTTTCCATCGTATATATGATTAAGCTTAATTCTAAATTTGCTCCAGATTCTGGTTAGTTCTTCTGATGCCATTTCTGTATCACTATAAATCTCTGGAAATGCTTTATGTAGAATATCATTGAAGTATTTAATATTCTCTAATGGGCTACAGTTCTGTTTAGTAAGAGTTGCATTTATGCAGCCAATAGTACCATTTCTTATAAGTGGTATTAGTTCTGGTAATGGGTCATATTCACCAGTTCTGTATTTCTGTCCAAGTCCATCATGTGATAACTGAATACCAACTTTATGTTCAAATAACCAGTCACTTCTAGTCTTATCTAATAATGGCAGTCCATTTGTGCTAGTAGATATATAAGAGTGCACCCCAACTTTCTCTACCCAATATTCTAGAAATAATACAACTTCTTTAATACTAGATATACAAGTAACGGGGTCCAACATCCATATATCAAATGAGTAGAATTCTGGATTATATTTCTGATAATTCTCATCTAGTCTTTCTTCTAGTTTAACGAAGTCGAAGTGTGCCGTATTATAAGTCTGCTCATCTATTCTGTCACAGTCCTCTATAATCTTACTTCTAGAGACGCCTTGTTTATATTTATCTGTAGATGCAGCAACACAATATGTACAATTACCAGAACAAGTCTTTATATCAGAGTCTATAGTAATGCTAAATCTTTGCTTCTTCTTATTCATATACTCTTATTGCTGTCCTTGAGCTCTTAGTTACATTTCTTAATGTGTTTACTTCTACTTGTGCTTGTCTAATAAGCTCAACTAACTCAGCTAGCTCTTTACGTGCTTCTCTTAGTTCAGACTTAAGCATCTTATTCTCATTAGATAATTGGTTAGTCTTCTTATTCTTATTAAATAAATTAAATTTCATGTTTCTAAATTCTCCTTTCTAGTATGTATATTTAGCGCCTTCTGTTCCTTCTACAACATTCTTAAGAGTCTTATATTCAGTTCTTAATATATCATATGCGAAGCATCTAGAGATATATCTTAATGCATCAGCAGCATTAGGGTGCCATACGCCATCATCTACTTCATACTTAATCTTCTCTGTTTCTTCATCACGCTTCCATAATGTATTATTTAAGTCTTCTATAAGTCCCTCATTCTCTTTCTTATATACCTTAATTCTTCCTACTCTAAGCCAGTCAGCTAGCTCTTCTATAGAGTTTGTTAAGTTATATTTATAAGCGCAATATGTATTCTTAATCTTATAAATACTAATCAAATCTGCAGCGCCTTGTTTATCATTAGTATCAACTATTACCCACGGTTCTCTAGATATATGATAAGTCTCTTTAAGCCAGTCATACATTGCCCTTACTTCTTTACATGTTTCTGTTGTTCCAGTATGTGAAGCGGTCCATGTCTTAACTACATAAGCTTCCTTAGTTCTATCATCAGCTACCATTGCTACTACAGCCGCTCTATCTTCAAATCCCCAGTCAACGCCTATCCATGCATGTGTCCATGTTCTAGCTGGCACTACATCTACAGTCTTATAGCCATGATATATTTCTGCATTAGTATCTATAGCGCCCATAATACCATAATACTCTCTCTGTATAAATGGGTCATCTTTAGAAATATTATGCATCTTACATACTTCTTCGATTACTTTCTCTTTATTAGGAATAAAGGGATTATCTTCAAATGTCCAGTGATAATGTTTAATCTGTGGGTTATCCCAAAGTTCCTGCATATAGTTGATCTTAGTACGAGGGGGAGTTCCGACGAATACCATCTGGCTATCTGCATAATCTATTGTAGCTGGCTGAATTACTTCTTGTATTAGTTGTCGCGTATTTCGCATATGACCACATTCGTCGAGGATTACTAGAGATAAGCGCTCTCCACGGAGTTTGTTGACGTCTGCTACGTTATTGTTACCTATGATTAACAACCAGCTACCATTATCGAAGTCTATCTTACCGCCGCCTATTGTTCCTTTATAAGTAAGTCCAGCAGCATGTAATGAAGTTTCTAGTGGCTGAGATATTTGTCTAATAGCCGCATCGAAGCTTCTGTTTATATATACACAGTGTTGTCCTGGTCTAACTAATCTCTTAGCTAATAGACGTCCCATAAGTTCGGTCTTACCTGAACGTCTACTATTTATTACCTGAATAATCTTATCTATATTATTGTCGAATACTTCTTGTTGTTTATCATATAAGGTCTTTCTAATACAATATTCCTTAAATGATATATCCTGGTCCATTTCCTTATTAAGTTCTTTATCCATCTGGTTTAATAAGTCTGGATTAAATACAGTACCCGCTAATACTATTGCAGCTCTACTATTTGGTTCTTTAACAGCGGTTGTTATGAAGTTATGAATATATTTCTTGATATTGTCTGTATCATATAATTCAGATCTTACATATTCTTGTACTTCTCTTCTAACAGATTTCTTCATCTTGCCTTCTCTTTCATATAAGGCTGGAGATTGAGTTATTATCTGAGTATTAGCTGCTTTAGTATGGTCAGATTTAGGTTTCTTCTTATTAGCTTCTATAGCTTCTTCAGAAGAATAAGCATTATTTATAATAGTGCCAGCTTTAGTAATCTTTACCTTTCTTTGTCTAGTAGGTTTAGTATCTGCAGATTCTATAGTAGATGGTTCTATTATTTCATTAGTTTCTTGTTCCATATTATTTCTGTGTTCCTATTTGATAAGCAATAAAGGCGACTATTGGTATTGTAATAATAATAGTGGTTTCGCCTATAATTATATTACTCTTTAATCTGTTGCTCTTCTCTGATTTCTTTAATGATTCGTTGAGCGTCTTTATAGTCTTCTCTTGCCTTTCTATTCTCAGATTCTGGTCCTGAATTATCGTTTCTAAGCTCTTTAATTGTGTCTCTGTTATTCGATAATTCGTTTCCGAATATGCCGACAATAATAGCGAGAATAATAATAATAATGTAACGGATAATTTCTTCATACACAATAATTAGTTCCTCTATATACTATATTAGATATATAAATAAAGAAAGGCCCGCAAGGGGGCCTATTCCCTTACGAGCCTAAATTAAATTTGTTTAGGAGTTAATAAATAAATGGAATTTATTATAGTATTATATTAACATCATCTGGAAGTTTATAAGGTACTTCTGCAGCTGAGAATATTATCTTCTCTTGTTCATCATAATAATATGATAATATTGTTATTGTTCTATATGTGGTATTTATAATTATTCCAGTAGCAGCAAATGTGTCGAAATATCCGCATGCTTGAATATAGCCTTTCATTACTTTATCTTTATTACGTTTAGCATAATCCTGTGCAGTAACATTCTCATATACGTAATCAACAACTTTGAAGTCGTCAGTAACATATCCTTCCTTTCTATAAAGGAATTGGCCTAATACATTAGCTCTTTCATCAGAGTCAAATACAGCACCTTCAGTCCAATAAGCACCATCTACTTTAATCCATTTACCATCATTAGGAAGTAATGGGTCTATTTCTTCTGATTCTGATTCAGCTGATGTAAATTGTTGCTTTATATAATTTAAGTGAGCAGCTAATAATACATAATCTTCTTCTGATGGTGGAATTTCATAATTATAACATGAAGCAAGTCCAAATATACATATTATAATAAATCCAAATATTATCTTTCTCATTTCTTATTCTCCTATTACTTTATAGTAAGGGTATTTCCATACGTAAGCTTGCCATTACTATAAGAGAATATAGCCCAAACGTCTTTATTAGTTTGCTTTATAAATGACGCATTAGCAGTTCTCTTTGTTCTAGAAATATCATTATATCCTTTCCAGCAATTCTTATCTTCCATAGATAACTTAAATGGTTTCTTTGATATAATATATTCTACGCCAGAAGTGCCTCTAAATTCTTCAAGAAGCTTTATTGCTTCTTCATTAGAAGATACATAAGTATCAGTCCAATAGAAGCCAGAAGATTCTACAAATTCTGTGGCTTGTGCTAGTAGACATATTGTGCAAATTAACAACAATATGCATACAATTCTCTTAAATTCTTTATCCAACCATGTGAACATATATTAAGTCCTCCTTTAGAATGACATTGGAAATACATGCCAAGCGCTAATAAGTCTATAATTATCATCGAAATTCTCACCAATTGGTCTAATATTATTCGATAATAAACCTATATTATTATAACATTTAACAGCATCAATATCCTTACTGAAGCTAATATAAGCTTTCTCATAATGAACGCCAGATATAGTAATATTTGTTATAATAAGTCTAAGGCCAGTTTCTTCATCTTGCATTAAGAACACATGAGAATCTCCTTCCCATCTAGCTTTCTTAATACTTTCAGCTGATATTGCTGCTGACGCAACAAATGCCAGAATTAACACACATACTAATCTTCTCATTTGTAACTCCTTATTATATTCATAATATGTAAGTTAGCTAATTAAATACGTAATTATTTATCTCCGCCCAATATAATCATTATAACTGTAATTGCAAATGCAACTGTTAATATTGCTAACGCTAATGCAACCATTTCAAATCTCCTTATTTATTTACGCTATAAGCTGCGCAGCTGGCAACAATTAAGTATCCATCGCGTCTTGTGTAATTTACGATTATTAAATATTGCTGGTCATTTGCAATATAAGTAGCTAAAGCTTGTCCGCCTTTCTCACAGAAAGCTTTCTCATTTCGTGCGCCATTTATTGCTAACTGTGCAATTTCAGCAATTGTGCCATTATCATTTACTGGCATAAGACTTACATCTTCATTTACAGCAAGAAGTTTCTTTACTGTCCACATACTACCAACTACTTGTGGTTCAACTGTATTCCAACACATAGATGAATATTTAGTCTTATAACCTTCAGCGAATACAGAAGTAACCATAATTGCTGCAACTAGAATTGTTATAAATTTCTTCATGTTCTTATCTCCTATACTCATATTATGTAAATTAGTGGTTTAAATGTATAAATACTAGGCATAATAGTTCTCCTCTATTTCTTCTGTAACACTATTGTCCGAGTAATATGCCTTATTTGTCATTACGTCGACGTAATTCATAGTTGTAATACATACTCTGCAATTATTATGAACCGCCTTGTAAGGAACATTCCAGGTCTCTAGAAGTGTCATGAAGTTACTTACAGTATGTGTATAATTTACTTCGAAGCTAACCTGCTCTAAACCAAGTAGAGATGCTACCTTCCATTTATCAAATATATCCTGAATACTTTCTTCCATTTATATATTCCTCCTATTTCCTTAAGCAGAATATGTCTTCTGCTAATAAATCTAAATTTAAGTTTATACAGATATTGATATTTCCGTCGCCGGTATATTCAGTAATCTGTGGCTGACTAGTCATATATTCAATAATCTTATCTTTCTTTATTACATACAACATATAACATTTCTGGTATTCAACCACATACATATACTTTATATCTTGATGAAGAGTTAGTGGACTATACCAATCATTCTTATGCTTCTTGAATATTGTAATCTTCTTAGAATTGCTTACTTTAAGATCGAAGTACTCGTCGTCTAACTTTACGTCGATGCCAGTTTCATAATCATTATGCAAATCAGAATATGTGTTCCAATATTGCTGATAGTTGTATCTTAAGAAGTTTAAGAATAATTCCTCTTGCGCATGTTGTTGTTGTTGTGCCATGTTATTTAATTCTCCTTACAATATTTAATTTATCTTCAATAAGCTTCTCATGTCGCTTCTGCCATTCTTCAATATCCAATAAGGCTTCATCCTTAATTGGCGTTCCACGCTTTCTCATCATATAAACTGTAGCATTTAAATTCTGCCAGAGTTCTTGTTCATCCTTTGTTAGTCCTTCACTCTTTCTAGCCATTCTATTTGGTCCTCCTTATTCTTACGCATGTAACACCTCTTTCATCAAATACCATTTGTGTATTCTGATGATTAGCATTATAGTTATTAAATACAAATCCATATAAATGGGGTATCTGATTATCAATATCTTCCCATCCAATTGTTATTCCAATATTCTGTGAACAATATGTAATCAAATACTTAGCAAACATATTATGTCGTGCTTTCTGTTCATCAGTTAGTTCTGCCCATCTAACTGGCTCTTTGTGATTAACTTTAACAATTCTTGTTTCCATTTGTTTATTCTCCTATATATTATAATTAGTATGTTCACGTTAATTAGTTACTTTAATATTAACGTAAATTTCAAATAATTGAGCAGTTTAGAGTCTTACTCAGGACTTAGGAAATTAAATAAGATTATTAGTCTTCATTATATAAATTAGTACTATTAGTATAATTAGTTAAGTATAATAATTAGTAACTATATCATCAATAAGTTTATTATAATAATTCTTTGTATCTTCTATACGTCTTTCATAATCAGATTCTGAAATAATACCACATTTCAGTAAATCCCAGAAATAACATAATTCGGTATCTAATTCATCTTCTAATTGTGATATAGTCTTATCCATGATAATTAAATTAGTTGATATTCAGATATCAGGTATTTCTTTGCTTCTTTACAGGGATGAACAATTCCTCTTGCTCTAAATCTATTACTAAGTCTAGCTAATGTTAGAGTTTCACCTTCATATAAGCATAATCTACTACTATATTTCCGGCTATATTCTCTAATTTCTTCTCTATGTTTATCTTGATATTTCTTATTAGATTCTAATTGTTTAGCGTATCTATCTTTATCTAATCTATAATTACTAGTATACTCAGTACGTCTACTCTCATCATTTAAGTATCTATGTCCATCAATACTTGAGAATTGTCTATGTAATTCTGAATGTTCTGACTTCTTAAGAAATACTAATTCTGAAGCGGGCCTATTATAGTAAAGGTCTTGCTTAATCAGCTCGCCGCTACTTATTAGTACATTTCTTAAATTACCAAATTCATCATGTGTTTCTAATCTATGATGACAATCATATCTTTCTGAACGATCTGAAATTGCTTTATAGAAGCCTTCAATTTCTGTAATATTATCTTTACAAACTTTATAAATATTTAATAAATTATTATACATTTCGTATTTCCTTTACATATATTATGTATAGTAATTAGATTAGTAAATCAATTACATATAAGGAGATAATACAATGAATAGACCAACAATTAGCACTTATAAGAAACACGGATACAGAGTAATAGAAGGTAAGGAAACAAGATATATCTGTACAGGAACTGACTGGGTAGATGAGCGAATTATTACTTATGCAGTTGAAGAGGCAGAAGAAGAATTTGGCGTTAAATATAGAGGCTTCAATGGATATTGGCTTGCTCTTGACCATGTAAATAAACATATGTATTCAACAAACTGTGGATATGATGATGCTGATATATGTGTTATTACGGCAGTATGGGACTTAATAACTTATTATAACCCAATTTATGGGCCAAATGATAATGACGTATATATCCTTAACCGCTGCTAAACCTTCAGAATAGAAGATACTAATTTATATATGTATATCAGATACCCACTCCTAATAATAGTGGATATCTTGCAAATATACTAATATAATATATAGAATGGAATAGCTATCCAGTCTAATATATTATATATCTTATCAACAACAAATTTCAGAAACTGGCTAGGAATGGGATCCCTTCTAGTTTCTGGCCAGGAGTATGAATCATGTTCTATTTAAACTTTAACAATCAACCTACAATTAAGGGCCAGCAGAAAGCTTATGATTATGCGCGTCTGGCACTTCCTTTCTTATATTACACACTTAATGCACAATTAAATTCTCAATATAACGGACTTTATTCAGTTCCCGTAAATAGTGGCTCTGGTCGCTTCTGTAATGCGCAATTTACTTTATATGCAAATTGTATAGATGAGCCAGAAAGAATTTGCGGTAAATTTATAATACCAGCTGAATATAAACAGAAGCAATATTCATTAGCTGTAGAAACTTATATGCATGGTGATAATGTTATATCTATACGTTCAGAACGCATATCAAATCTTATGAGACTCACACTTCATCGGGAAGGAATATTATTGCTTGGTGATTCTTATTTCTCATTAGATAATTCTTGGATGGATAATCAAGATTATTATGAAGATTATGATAAGACGTGGAATAGCAGAGATATAGAAATTACTCGTAAAGATGGCACGAAAGCAATATGGCATATTAGGCCACATAAGAACTCTTACAGAAAGTTTAATCTTCTCAAGCTAGAGAAAGACGGACTTATTTATAAATTCAGCAGTAATGAAACATGCGCTTTCCTTAATTATAAGAAGATAGATATAAGTAAATATAAAGAACCAAATCTACATATTAAAGAAGTTCAGTGGGACTTCAAGAAATCACAGCCTTTATTCTATTGGAAAGCCTTTAAGAAAGAAGATAATAAAGATGGACAAATTCTTGATAAATTAAATACAGCACATGAAATTTATTCGATCTTTACAAGAACTAAGAAGATGAAGAAGACTGAAGCAGAATTAAAGAAAGATATTTATAATAAAGTAAGAAGCAAGAATGCTAAATCAATAAATATTGTTTATGAAGATAATACAATTGTTGAATTGTATGTTTCAGATGAGAAAGATCACACTATTAAAGCGGCATTTGATAAGAAAGCTTATCAGAGAAGATATATGCAATTACATAATAAAGCTAAAGTAAATAATACCCATACTGAAGCTCTTACTTCTGATATCGAAGCCCAACGGGCGAGTGTTCTTAAGCGAGTAGATTTAGACAAATTTGAGTATATCAATGTCAATTCTAATAAAGAATGTTTATTTGGAAATACTCAATTTAGTCTAAATTCGCTTAAGACTACTCAGGCTACGCCAGAGACTACAGAAGTAAGAGCAGCAACAGAGTTAAGTGAAGCTACTAATTGGTATAATTCTATTAAAGATAATATTCAATACAAATATATCACTAGTAGAATTGAGAATGATGAAGATATATTATTCTATTATAACCAAATTAGGGAGAAATAATTATGGGAAATATTACAGACGAAATTAGAATACAGAAAGGCTTAATAGAACAAGCTTATTATGATGAGGACTTCGACAAAGATGATAGAAGAAACTATTACAAAGAGCGTGGTAGAATTAAGCGAGAGCGCTATCTATCTCAGCTTAAGAAGATACAAGACATGCCAGAAGAAACAGAACTAGAAATATGCGCTAAGTTAAGGAAATATTACGGATTTGCTTGGAGATATCACAAGAATCTAAGCGACTTATTGTATGAGTGGAGTCCAACAATAAGACAGAATTTCATAAACGCTAAGGTATTGAAACCATATAAGGACACATTATGGCTAGACAAGGATAAGCTAGCAGAGTTTGAAGAGTTTATAAATATATCACACTGAAATAGTGTCGCTACAAATAAATATAGACTATAGAATAAGTTCCCCGCCACTTCGCGCCATATATATGTAGCGAAGTCGGGCTTAATAAGTTCCCCTGCTGGGGGCGCAAGCGCCAACCCTAAGTATATTTCAAATAACAGCAATGGAAGTATAAGCGCTACGCTTAACCAAGATAATACCGCACGAAGTGGTAGAGTACTTGATACATTAGAGGGCGTGGCTCTTAAGAATGCTCATAAGAGTATACAGAAATATCTTGGAGTACATAAGGGCGAGGGATACTATAGCAGATAGGTTAGGAATTTCAGCTAATTATGTTGGAAGACTAGCAAATAAATTGCATCTTAAACAAGAACCAATTTGGAGTAAACTTGGTAAGATCCAACTAAATAATGGTAAATGGGTAGGCCAATTCTATTATAATGAAGATGTAGTTAAGGCAATGGAAGCCCAGTTCTAATAATTATTCTATAGAGGTATCAGAATGGCATCGAAGTCTAAGAAGAATAAGATAGCTAAGAGTAAGCTTAGTGAGAAACAAATAAGGAAACGTAAGGTCCGCGCTTCTGCGGACTGGGCGGAACTTAGAGCTCAAATAAGAGACGAACAGAAGATCGACCCAATAAGTATGAGACCCTTAAATAGGGGGTGGAATTTGCATCACTTATCACAAGACGAACGATATTATGACGATCTATCAAGAGAACGCTTCGTAGGACTGAATGAGTATTCACATCGTTGCGTCCATTATTTACATGATATTGTTGTTAGAGAAGGCGACTTCAATGTATTTGAGAGACTTCAACTAATTATTCAGCAAATGATCGATATAACAGAATCTGATAAATTAAGATAGAAGGAGAATAGAATGCATATATTTGGATTTATATTTCTAATTGTACTAGTATGGTTAATCTTCTCTTGAATGAAGAAGTACTAATTTAATAGAGGAAATATAAATATGAACATACTAATAAATGTGGTATTAGGAATAATAGGCGGATTGATTGCCGGACTAATAAATATATACTTAATAAGCTTAATAGGAGAATGGCAATGGATGAATTAACTGATGATGAGAAATATGAAATTTGGAAAGATAATCGAGCTAAAGTCGATTTCGTAATGAATTGTATAACTGTAATTTCAATTATATGTATTGCGGTTGCAACATTTGGATTATTATTATTTAATTTATAGGAACTAATAATATGCAAAGTTTGATTAAAGAATATTCTGATGACTTTGCATATATCCTTTACTATGATAAGAAAGGCGTAAGGCATATCGTAGAAGGACTATATGCAAGGTATCCAGAAGATATAAAGAAGAAATTAGCAAGTAATAAGTGGAAGATTGATAAAGATTCCACTATTGCAGCAGAAGTATTGGGTCGAACAGAAGACTTATTCTGTATTAGACGAATTAAGAAATAGGAGAATAACAATAATGTCAAATAAATTCTACATTAACACAGTTGGAGGATGCGGACTCTGCATAAGTCTAGCATCATTCTTAACAGCAGCTAAGAAGCTTCATCCAGATGATGAATATAATGTATGCTCACCATATTTCGATATTTATATGAGCTGCGAGGCCGTATCTAAAGTATATCAGCCAAATGAAATTCGTGATTTCATATATGACGCTAAATACGTAGATGGTATTATTATCAATCAGCGTTTGTATGATATGGATAAGTTTATTAAGAAACAGCTCACTTATCAAGAAGCTTGGGCAGAATTGCTTGGATATCCTAAGAAGGAATTTGCTGTAACTAATGAAGGAATGACTATTAAGTCAGTTCTTAATCCAAGTAAGCATTATCCATTCTTAGCACAGCAAGTTGCAGAAGTTAAGAAACAACTTAATGGTAAGAAGTTCATTATTACACAGTTTACTGGTTCACAATCTCCATTAACCCCTGTACCAGTTGACCAGAACGGACAAGCAGACTGGAGTAAGGTTCCATATAGAAATGACCCAGAGCCATTGAAACGTAAATACGATATAGATAGAGCAAATGAATTTGTAAACCTATTTAAGCTTAGCCATCCAGATGTTGAAGTAATTTCTTATCAGCTACCAAATGAGCCAGCGCCAACTGGATCTATTAAGTTTGTTATGCCATATTTAGCATACTATCTATTAGCACAAGACAAGGACTGTATTGGAACAGTATCAATTGATTCTAGCTTACAGCACTTAATTGCTGGCGTTACGAAATCAGTTGTAATTTGGGGACACTCAATAAATGCGGACAATAATAATAAGATTGTAGCTAATAATTTCGGCTACGCTTATAATAGAAATATCATTCAGCCATGCAGAAGAGATGACATTCTTTATTTCTCTGCTCTTGGTCCATCGGGCGCAAAGATTACCTATATCACTCCGTCTGATTTGCTTATTGAAGTAGATGATTATTTATTCCCTAAAGCTTCTACAGATAAGGAGTCTAAATAACCGATGTTAGAAGCAGAAGGCGAATTTCAGAAAGAGATGAGTCTTTGGGAAGCAAATGGCTGCAGAAAGGACGATCATTGGAATAATATGTGTATTCTGATATTTAATTGCTGCAGCAATATTGCTAAACGAATTTGTGGCAGATTTAGAGATGAAGTCGAAGATATAGCAAATAGTGGAACTTATTATTGTATAGACTGCATTGATAGATTAGGCCACAGACCTAAAGCCCTATCTGCATATTGTTATTTAAGAACTTCAAGATTTCTTACTGATCCGAAGAAGATAAATAATGACCAAGTAATACCAGATAGTTATACATACGATGCAGATAGGGACGACACAATTCTTGACAGAATTGCAGATGTTAGAATAAATATAGAAGAAGAAATAGTAGAGAGGCTAAGTAATGAGTAGCAAAGTAAAGAAGATCAAGCAGAATATTGATCTTAGAAAGAAAGCAATGAATAGAAGCTTTATTGGAAGTTTCTTTGTAACAGCGGCTAAAGTATCGGGTAAGACTGCAGATGATGCTTATGCTAAATTTAATGAATGGTCAACTAGAAAGGACTTAAATAACTTTACTTATCAAGGTTTATTTAAGGCGATTGTTAACGAATTTAAGCCAAATGAAGAATTGCTTTATAATACATTACCAAATGTAGTAATAGCAAATCATCCTAAGCTAGAGCCAGTTGTAACTTTATTCTTACCGAATACAGCAGAGGGAGATGTATTACTTCCAGTAGATGAAATAGGTGCTGGAGTTGTATCTGTATTTAATGCAAATGGTAAGTCATCAAACCAAGTTGAGTTAGAACAGTTATTTCCAACTGTTGAAGAATGGGAGAGTGCATAAATGAAGTCGTATATGCAAACTTTAATGAATATAGCAAGAAATAACGGCGTAAGATTCTGTGACGTACTAGATAAATTTGAACATCTAGTAAATGAAGGTATAGAAGAAGAACAAGCCGCAGAACTAACAGAAGACTTCTATAATATAAAGAAAGATGAAGATGACTTTAAATATTCTGATTGGATGAATTGATCTTATCAATATTTATAGCCGTTTCAATACGCGCAATTTGAACTGATATACCAGTAAGCTGAGTAACTAAAGTAGATAATGCAGTTTCAGTGGAGGACTTTACGTCCTCTATTCTGCTATTAGTAGCTATATCAGATTCTTCTAGCTTCCTTAAATCTTCTTTCATTCTGTCATGCTCACTTATAACTCTACCAAGTTGATAAATGCAAATTAGAAGAGGTAATATGTAGGCAGAAACTTCTAATACTCTTGCAATGTCCATACATCTATTTAATCCTATTAAGGTACATAGTATAAGAGCAAGTCACAGTTTGTAGCTGGTAACTCAGCAGCACAGTTTAATATGCGTCCAGTCATCATACATCCGTTACCATATGTATATCCAGTCGCAGCGCAGAACTTAAATACATTTGTATTATAGCCAATGAATGTATCACCAGCACAGTTGGTGTCAGTTACTACAGACCTACCAATAGCAATAACATTCTGGCTGTTAGCCTGTGCTGACATTCCAATAGCAATAGCTGACCCATATGAACAAGCACCATAGCCAATAGCAACACCATAGCAAGTATTAGTACCAGTACCAATAGAAACGCCGTGTGTTACACAAGCACCACGACCAATAGCAACACCACTAGTTGCCGTAGTACTACAGCCAATAGAAACGCCACCAGTACCTAATACCGTTGGACAATAGCCAATAGCTGCTATATAATGAGCAAGACCTAATACAGATGCACCAATGCTAACCTTATCAGCGCCAACATTTACCGCAGCAGTGCAGCCCTTAATATCAATGCAGTCACAACAAACTTTAGCATAAATGTTAGCTTCAGGACAAACATTTAATGCTGTATTAGAAACATCAATAAGACCATTTATTACAACTTGACAAGAAGCGGTAGCAGTAGCGTTTATTGCTACTACATTAGAGCATCCACCATCAGAGCCATTTATTACTGTGTTATCTGCTATTATTACTTTATCACCAATAAGTACTTCATCACAACAAGCAGTTAAGTTTGTTCCTATAGCAATGCCATTATCTGTAGCTGTAGCGCCACAACCTAATGCAATAGCTGTGCAACAAGAAGTTGCATTAGCACCAATAGCAGTTGAGCTATTTGAAGCAGATGCATTATAGCCAAGTTGAGTTGCCGCACCATTTATCATACCTAATGAGCAGTCATCACAGTCAGTAATACAAGCATATGCATCCGTAGATTTCCAGACACATCCAATAGTTGACGATTCAACACCAGCTAAACTTACTAGTTCCTGACAACCACTTATAGGATTTATTCTTACTTCATATATCATTATTCATTATCTCCGTTTATACAATCCATAATCTATTGTTATCAGTCTGAGCAGTTGTTTCTACGCAGCCCTTATTAAGCGCCCACCATTCAGCTATACAACAAGCGAAGCAATCAGCGAAGCAACCTTCGAAGTAACATTTACCACAACATTCTGCTATATCACAAGCATAAGCACAAGCACAAGACTCAGCTGTACTTACGTCAGAAGTAGTAGCATAATTTGATAAATCTGGAATTATTGAAGTTCCATTATATGTAATATCGCCATCATTGAAGTCCCAAGGACAATTATCAGTTCCATTAAACGTAATCGTTGCATTATTTACAACTAATGCTGAATCAGCACCAATTACGTCAGCTTGAACATTACAAGTTACACAAACATTACTTGTTACACAAATATTAGGCGCACAGAAGAACTGTGTTGTTGGATTCCAAATCATTGGGCTCTGATATACAGCATTATAAGCATTAGTAACAGTACCAACAACTGGAATTGTACCAGCTTGCTGAGCTCCTGTATATACTCTTAATGCATCACCAGCCAACGGAATTGGGTCAGTACATGATGGCGTCGCAATTAGTTGACCAGTAGCGAAGCATCCTAATGCTAAGTCTGCATTTGCACATGTGCAGTCTTCATATATTGGAATTAAGTTATCACCTAGTGGCTCAAGACATGCTTGGCCTTGACATATTTGCAAGAATTGTTTCATTTATCTATCCTCACCCATCAAGTGCGATTGTTCATTATCAATTACAACTATTGCATTAAGTGGCACATTTGCAACGTCTGTTGTGTAATCTGCCATAGTCGCATAACGACATATCGTACCAGCAGCAATATCATCTTGCCACTCATAAGTAAATACCGATGGGTCAATTGGGTCTTCAACTGTTACAAATTTCTGGCCACCACATTGAGCAGCCTTAGTTATTAATCTTGTACAAGTAGCATCCCATACTACAGGCGCTCCATCACACATATTAGAAGCTTCATCTCTAGTAGCGATTGGCTCAGCATTTGTTACACTGATTTCCTTAAATACGGCAGTTCTGTAGTAGAATAACTTATGCTTAGTCTCTAATTCAAGGTCATCGATTGTAGCTTGACTAGTTACTTCAGAGTCTAATACAAGCTTATCATTTGCATCAATTGCAGTAGCATACCACTTACCATTATTATAAGCATAGAATGCGCCAGAATATAATACAGCACCAGTTAATTCATCATTATCAAATGAACTTAAATATCCACTAGGACTAGTAATTGGAGTAACAGTAGTATCGTAGTATACATTATTGAATAAGTATTTATCAGTTAGAGTAGTAGTACTCTCAGAACTACCCGTACTTATCCTTAATTCACCAGTACAGTCAGTAACAACAGAGAGATTATTGCTGCCATCATAGTTATTTACTATAACACCAGAATAGTTGTTGCCTAATGAAGTATTATTATTACTTCTTAATACTAAGTAGTCACTATTTGATTCAATAGCTTCAACATCACTTACATATTCCTTACCACAAACATATAAGTCTTGACCAACAATTAAGTCGCCAGTAGTTGATATAGTCTTAGCTTCTATTGATTCCTTAGCATATATTGGTCCACATGCAGTAGTGCATCCAGTAATTGTAAG